TCATCAGCTATCTTATTTCCTGAATCTATACAATCATTAGATAAATGTGCTGCATCAATGCTTCCATCTACATAATGTTCTGAGTTAATAGTATCATTTGCTATTTTTGCACCAGTAACAGCAACAGATGCTAAGTGAGCAGTATCAATGCTTCCATCTACATAATGCTCAGAATCAATAGAGTCATCAGCAATCTTAGCACCTGTTACTGCATCTGCTGCTAGGTGTGCTGTATCAATAGAACCATCCACATAATGCTCTGAGTCAATAGCATCATTAGCAATCTTAGCATTTGTAACACAATCAGCAGATAGGTGTGCTGTGTCAATAGAACCATCAGCATAGTGTTGACTATCAATTGCATCATTACTAATAGCAGAACCAGAAATAGCACCTGCTGTAATATTAACATCTGTTTTGGTAGCTGCTTCTAAAGTCGCTGCTGTAACACGCAATTGAAAGTTATCACCAGAGTCAAAGGCTTGTGCTGTTGTACCATCTTGCGCCCTTGTTACTGTAAGTGATGTAGTTCCTGCTGTTACTTTAACTACTTCAATTTTAGTGTTATTAGTATTTGCAATTGTAGCAAAGTAATATTCACCACTTCCTATACTTGGAAAACCACTAGCACTTGCTATACCAATTGTTGTTGTTGAGTTATTAATACCTGCACTTAGCGTTGTCGAGGCATTATTTGAATAAATTACAGGCATTTTTTAACCCCCTTAAGAAATTGTAACAGTCCAAGTGATTGTTAAAACATCACTTGCACCTTTATTAACTGCACTAAATACTGTTCTAGCCATCATAGTACCACTAGATGAGGCTGAAAATAATCCTGCTTCTGTTAATGAACCAGTACCATCACCTGCATTCCATACTGCTGTATGTACTACAGTATTTGTAGATGGTGTACCACCAGATGTAGATAAAGCATTTCTATCTGTTTCTGTTTGCAATGTAGTATCACCTGCTGCTACAGCATTTGTACCAGTACCTACAGCCATATGAGTCATAACTGACCCTGCTCCACTTATTAATGCAGCTATATTATTTTTTCCAGCAGTTACGATAGTGTTAGGTATATCTCTAACAACTTTTCCGTTCTTCTGGATAGTTACTTGTCCAGTAACTTTAAAGTTTTCGTTTAACATCTTTACTCCTTTAACTATTAAATTGAGATAAGTTCATAGCACTAGAGTTAAACACACTTCCAATTTGGAATGCGAACCCAATGCTGTCACCAACACTAACAGAATCACCTACTGATTTACTTGCGTGTAAGGAAACTGAATCGGACATTGTTACTGAGTCTGTATAAAACTCTTGGTCATATCCAATACCATTAAACAAACAGAAATTAAAACTAAAGTTATTAAACTGCGTGTTTAAACTTTGCATATCTAGTCCAACACTATCAGACATAGATATAGAATCTGTACTACTTGGCTGTGCGTGTTTAGATACACCATCTGTATCTGCAACAGTCGTACTAGAAATTAAAACTTTTGAATCGTTAAGCGATACAGTATCAGAAGTTGTAACTGTATCTGCAAAATTTCTATTATATGTAATTAATATAACATCTGATAAAGTAATACCATCAGTTACCCATACTTCATCTATAATTCTTCTTCTACGATTTACTGCTTCTCTTTTAGTAATTGACCAATGAGGTTTATTACCTGAAGGAAATTTCCTAACAACACTTCTAATCTTTCCTCTGCGGTCAATACGAGTTTTCTTAGCCATTATCTGAACAATTGTCTGCGTTTACCGATGGCTTGTCGTTCAGCTAATGCTATTAATTCATCTTTAATGCTTTGAGCCATTGGCGTAAAACTTCTAATAACCCTTGCATCTTTGTTTTTACGGATGCTACCAGATGGCGTACCCGCATACGAGCCACCTTTACTTCCAAAACGAGAGTCGCTCGGAGTTTTTGTAGTTGTGTGTTTAAATTCATATGTTCCTGCTTCTTTTTTGCCTTGTTCTTTATTAGCTTTTAATGTTGTACTTCCATATGTAGGTGCTTTGCCACCAGATGTAACTGAATCTAACTCTTCCATAGGGTTCATTAACTCATCTAACATACTCATTAGATTGTCTATTTCATCTTCTGGCTGTGGCTCATCTGCAAAATGTAAAGCATTATGTTCTTTAAAATGTTCTAAGTCCATACCTTCTGTAGGATATTTTGCATAACATTCTTCAAGTAATCTATTCCAGATTTCTCTAATTTTTACTTTGAACCTTTCTAACTCTAGGTTTTCAACTGAGTCATGGTCGCAAGTATCTTCAAATATGTCCATTAAACTTATCCTTGCTTAGTCGTTTTTTTTCTCTCATAGCAAATCTAGTCATTTCGTAACCATAACTAGGTCTGACATCATTGATTGAGTATATTCTATGTGCAGGTTTGCCACACTTAGGACACTCTATTCCCATTTTCATTTCATCATAGGAACGCAATTCTTCACTTACATGATTTTGTTCACATTTAAAATCGTAAAAAGGCATCATTACTCCTAATTAATTCAGAATAACCCCCTCGTTAGAAGGGGTTACAACTTAATTAACTATTAAGTTCCTGGTACTACAAACGCAACACCTGCATCATTACGAAGTTCTGCAACTCCATAAATAGTATCAGAAGTGAACAAGTCACCTAAGTACTCTTGCTTGTACTGTGTCTGTGAGCGAACACCAACTTGCTCAGCAAGTACTAGAGCATCTTTGTGCATTAATACACCTACTCTATCAGCACCAGAGTTACCTGAAGCTGAAGGACAATTAGATGAGATAAAGATATCAACACCATAAATTTGTCCAATCTTGCCAGTTTTGATAGCATCACCAGAACCAATGAACTGTTGCTCTGTGAATCTGTTGATTCCAAGCATGTCATTAGCACAGATTGGTGGAACTACCATTACACGATTGTCCATTGGAACATCTGCATCATCAAGAGTCAAAAGCATTCTACGAATACCTGCATCTGTGATGTCAGCAGCGTTTGATGAATTACCTGTGTAGTCAGTAGAACCATTAGAACCGATTACTGCTTTCTCGAAAGAAGCTGCACCAGAACCACCTACTGTACCACCTTGTAAACCCTCTGTAAGGGCAAACAAGTCAGTATCTACTTGCTTAGCAAGAGCATAACCTGCGTCATCCGTGTAGAATTTACGCATTGATGCTAGTGCTTGTACTTCAGCAATATCTTCGATTAGCTTTGAATACTCATAATGCTTATCAATACTTACTGTTACTTTCGTATTAGTAGCTGCTGATAGTGTTACTTGTGTGTTTGCTGCTTTTGCACTTGCACTACCTCTAGCGGGTACTGGTATATATATAGTATCCCCTTTTTTACCTTTGTGAGATAGTTTAGTTACTAAATTAGCAACCACTAAATTTGACTTATACGCACCAATAACTTCATCGCTCCATAGTTCGGGGATAAAGTTATTAGCTACGGCAGTCGTTACTTGGTTTGAACCTAAAGCCATTTTACTTCTCCATTAAATGATTATTTAACCCTACCTTCTGCATACGCTTCCTGTATTTCATCAGCAAGTGAAGCATAACGATTCGGGTCTGTAATTTGCAAGTTGATTAAATCAGACCTGCGGTACATTTTCTTGCCACCGACCGATTGTGTGGAACGAGTTTCAGATACAGTTTGTCGTAAAGCCTTTTTAGATTTTTCCTTTTCTTTCTTTTGAACCTGTTTGGTTTTTTCAACCATATTGATTTTGTCGTACATATCAAAAAGTTCAATAGCAAAGTCTGGTCTATATTCTGTGTCAGCTTTACGGAAAATATCTTTCCTTATTTCACTAGCACCAACCCATGCTTGAAAATCTTTGTCTGCGACACGAGTTTCCCAGTCTGGATATGCTTTTTCAAGAACACTAAGTTTTGCTTGTTGCTCTTGTTGTGCTATTTGTTGTCTAGCTTTGAGTACATCTGGATGTTTTTCTATAGCTTGATTAACTGCTTTTGCAGGGTCAGTATAAAAAGCATCTTCAAAACTAACTTCCTCTTCTTGTGGCTCTTCTATAGTAGCCTGTGCTTTATTTTGTGCCTCCAATAAACTTTGGATTAATTTCCGTTGTTCTCCAACTTCTGAACCCTGTTTACCTAATGCCTGTTCGACATTCTGGTGCATTTCAATTACCTCTTCAAGAGTTTTTCCCGCATATTTAGCAGGTATATCAGCTTGTGGTGTTTCTTCAACTACATTACCTTCTGGTTCTGCTGTTGTTTCTAACTCAACTGCTTCTTCTACTACTGCTTCTTGTACAGGCTCACTTGCCTCTGGTGTGCTTTCTACTACTATACTCATTTTTTCTCCGCCCACTATGGGTTATGAAGTTTAACTATGTCGGATTTCCATCTTGGAGTTCTTCCAACGCTATTGTAGTTGCAGTATCTAAAC